ATTCCCTCGTTATTCCCTCGTTATTCCCTCGTTGTTCCCTTGTTGTTCCTCCGATACTCCCTTGTTATTTCCCCCATAATTCCGGGATCGCGATAAAATAGTACCATCGGCAAAAAGGATGCAGCCCCTCCCGGGATCTTTCCCAGAGGGGCTTTTTTCGTGGAGGGGTGATCGCATGCACGTGGTGGAGCCATTGAGAACTCTTGACGAAATTGAGGGCATGAAGGGCGTTCTGTCCCAAAACTATCACGGGGAGCGGGATCTCTTTATGTTTTCCTTCGCCGTGAATACTGGTTTCCGCATCGGGGATCTTAGGGAACTTCGCCCTATGGATCTCTTGGAGAAGGTTCGGGGGCGGTATAAGGTGCGGGATCGCATTGTAGTGAACGAGGAGAAGACCGCAAAGTCACGGTACGTGCCGCTGAACAAAGCAGCTCGGGGAGCCGTGCGGCGGTATCTGCGTTCCTTCGATGGATATGAGGGCGATCCTTTGCTGCTTTCGCAAAAGCCGAGCCCGGAGGGAGAGGGCAAGGCCATATCGAGGCAACGAGCGTACGAGATTCTGAACCAGGCAGCAGAGGCCCTTGGGATCTCTCGGGCTATTGGCACCCACACCATGCGCAAGACCTTTGCGTTCTGGTCGCTGAAGCGGGGAGCCCGCATCGAGGCGGTGATGCACATCCTGAACCACTCAAGCCCCCAGGTGACGCTCCACTATGCGGGGCTTGAGAGCGGCGAGATCGAGGGTATCTATCATGGCCTGAATCTCTAGGCGTTTAACGAAAAGTAGTGGGATTAATAATTCTACTTTTTGCGAGACCCAAGGCCTTGGATGCTAGGGGCTGAATCCTTGGCATTGCTGGCAAGAAATTGTTTTTGCCAAAACATGACACAATATACATATGACAGGTTTAGGGGGTGAGAGCTGTGCCGCGGAAGCCGGGAGAAGCCTACGCCAAAAAAAGAAAGCAAGCCAGGGAAAAGAGATACAACGATTCCCGGCCTGGGAGACATGACTTCTACCATTCCGGGATCTGGCTTCGAACTCGATACCGATACTTGTCAGAGCATCCTCTCTGTGAAGAGTGTGAGCGTCAGGGCCGGGTGCGAGTGGCTGACCTGGTGCACCACCGGGTAGAGATTGCCGCAGGAGGAGCCCCCCTTGATGCTGATAATCTCGAATCCCTGTGTCATGCGTGCCATAACAGGCGCCATGGGGCTTCAAGGGGGGAGGGGGGCGTTAAATGTCTACAGATTTGACACAACTTAGAACGGCGCGCAGTCGAAAACGTGCGTCCGCAAGTTTGAAACAAGGGGGGAAAATTAACAATGGGCCGAAGGGGACCGGCACCAAAGCCGGATAGGCTGAAGGCGATGGAAGGCAACCCAGGCAAACGAAAGCTCAACCTGAACGCCCCGGAACCCGAGGGGATGCCGAACTGTCCAACGGGGTTATCTAGGGCCGCAAAAAATGAGTGGCGGAGAGTTGCCCGGGAGCTACACAATCTGGGGCTGCTCACCCTGGTGGATCGGGCGGCTCTTGCTGTGTACTGTGACGCCTGGGAGAAATGGGCGCAGGCCACCGAGGCGCTTGACATGCACGGCTTGACCATGGAGTACCAGAACAAGGCCGGTGCTACGAACGTGGTCTCTCGCCCCGAAGTTGGGATCGCCACCAAGTATGCGGGGATTGTGAAGAGCTTCTGTGCAGAGTTCGGGCTTACTCCTTCCTCCCGGTGCCGCCTGGTGCTCCCGAAGGATCAGGAGGTTGACCAGTTTGAGGATGATTTTGCTTGAGCCGGGGACGGTGGTACAGGCAAGACAAGGAAAAGAAATATCCAGAGGTTGTCTTCTCTCCGGGGAAGCTGCCCCTCACCATGGCGGATGAGCACGCCATAGAAGAGGAGGGGTGTTTCTTTGAAGAGCGATCCGCAAAGAGAGCAATCAATTTTTTTGAGCGTTACCTTCGCCACTCCAAGGGACGATGGGCGGGAAAGCCCTTCCTCCTCATGGATTGGCAGAAGTACGAGGTGGTGGCGCCCCTCTTCGGGTGGAAGCGCAAGAATGGCACCAGGCGCTTTCGGCTTGCCTACATAGAAGTGCCTAAAAAGAATGGGAAAAGTGGATTATGCTCCGGTATCGCTCTGTATCTACTCTGTGCAGATGGAGAGCCCGGGGCGGAGGTTTACACCGCCGCAGCGGATCATAAGCAGGCGGGGATTGTTTACAACGAATCGGAGCGCATGGTAAAGAAGTCCATGGATCTTCGAAAGCGTCTCAAGATACGGCCCTCCACCAAGACCATCTACTACCCGAAGAACCACTCTGTGTATCAGGCTCTTTCCGCCGATGTGGAGACGAAGGAGGGGTACGACATCTCTGGGCTGGTCTTCGACGAGCTTCACGCCCAGAAGAAGCGTGCCCTATGGGATACCCTTCGATACGCCGGGGCTGCCAGGGAACAGCCTCTTTTTGTTTCCATTACCACGGCGGGTTTTGATCGGCAGAGCGTTTGTTGGGAGCAGCATGAATATGCTCGAAAGATTATCAAAGGACAGGTCTTTGCCCCGTCCTTTTTTGCGTTGATCTACTCCACAAACTGGGAGGATGCCGAGGCAAGAAACACCGACGAGCAGGAACTTGACTGGCGGTCCGAGGAGGCGTGGATAAAGGCAAACCCCTCCTTGGGAGAAACAATCAAGCTGGAAGACCTTCGGCAGGAATGCCTCGAAGCCCAGGAGAGCCCCTTGAAGGAAAACGCCTTCAAGAGGTACAGGCTGAACATCTGGACCCGGGCGGAGACTCGGTGGTTTGCTATCGACAAGTGGAATGCTTGCGGCGGGGCTTTTGATCCCGCAGTTCTCCAGGGCCGCCGGTGCTTCGGTGGGCTGGACATGGCAAGCGTAGATGATCTTGCCTCTTTCTCCCTGGTCTTTGAGCCCGGGGAGGATCGTTTGCTGTACGTTCTCAACTGGTCATGGTGTCCCAAAGAAAACCTGTGGAAGCGGGTGAAGAAGCACCGGGTGCCCTATGACCGTTGGGAGAAAGACGGGTATCTGGAGGCCACCGAGGGGAACGCCATCGACGAGCTTGCGATCCTCAAGAAGATATTTGCCATCAAGGACGAATACCCAGGGATGGAGCTTGTAGGCTTCGACCGCTGGGGAGCCATGAGCGTGACCAGTGCACTGGAAGAAGAGGGCCTGAACGTGGTGCCGGTTGGTCAAGGCTTTGCTTCTCTCTCGGCCCCCTCGAAGACCTTGGAGCGGGCAGTGCTCGATGAGGTCTTGCGGCATGGGGACAACCCCGTGCTTTCCTGGGCGGCGGACAATGTGGTGGTGGCCCGTGATCCTGCGGATAACATCAAGCCCGTGAAGGACAAGAGCACCGAGAAAATTGATCCGGTGGTGTCTCTGGTGATCGCCATTGCGGCGATGCAGCACGCCACGGAAGAAGAAGAATTCGTGTACGAACGCCGGGGTATCCTTTCATTATAGCAGTAAGGGAGGTGAGATTGCTTGAGAAAAAACGTGTTTTTGCGTGCTGTGGATGCTTTCCGCAGGGGCTTGGGGCCAAGTATCCGCCCTTCCGAAGCCGAGATAATCCGCATCATGACGGGCGCTTCTCTGGCGGGAAACGCAGTGACCGAGGAAAAGGCCATGCGTTTCAGTGCCGTTTACGCCTGCGTGCGGGTACTCTCGGAATCCGTGGCACAGTTGCCTTTGAAGGTGTACCGCCGCAAGGGAGGCGAACGTCAAGAGGCGTCGGACCATTACCTCTATCCGCTTCTACACAACGCCCCCAACCCGAGACAGACGGCCTTCAGCTTCTGGGAGGCAGTAACAGCCTCTCTTACCTTGTGGGGGAACGCCTACGCTCTCATCGACCTGGACAACGCCGGGAGGGTAACGGCACTTTGGTTTCTGGATCCATCGTCGGTGTATCCCCGCAAGACAGAGAAGGGCCTGGTCTATGACGTGGGGGCAAAGACCTATCTCTGGGGCGAAATACTACACGTCCCAGGGCTAGGGTTTGACGGGCTCATGGGGCACTCGGTGGTGCGCACGGCGGTTGAATCCATCGGCCAGGGGATAGCCGCCAGCGAATACGCCGGGAGATTTTTCAGTAACGACGCAACGCCCCGGGGAGTCCTGGAGATGGATGGGTTTTTCAAAGATCCCGCAGCAGTGGAACGTCTCAGGAGGTCATGGAACGATCTCTACCAGGGAACAGACAATGCCCACCGGGTGGCGATTCTTGAAAACGGGCTGAAGTTCAAGCCCTTGACCATCAACCCAGAGGATGCACAGCTCTTGGAAACGAGAAAGTTCAACCGCTCGGAGATCGCCGGGATCTTCAGGGTACCGCCGCACATGATCGGGGATCTCGAAAAATCGACGTTCAGCAACATCGAGCACCAAAGCATCGACTTCGTAAAGTTCAGCCTCTCCCCCTGGCTGAAAAGGATCGAGCAGGCCATCTCTCTTCAGCTCCTCTCCCCAGGGGAGCGCAAGCGGTACTTTGCGGAGTTCAAGCCCGAGGGGATGCTCAAAGGCGACGTCAAGAGCAGGTACGAAGCATACGAGGTGGCCATCCGCAGCGGGTGGATGTCGATCAACGAAGTGCGTGGGCTGGAAAACCTAAACCCCGTGGAGGGAGGAGATGAGCATTATTTGCAGATGCAGATGGTGCCCATATCGCAAGCAGGAAAGGAGGTAGGGGATGGACAAGGAAATTCGAGCGATCCCGGCGGAATTCCGGGTGAAGGAAGCGGAGAATGAGCCCACCAAGATCGTGGGCTATGCGGCGAGATTCAACGAACTCTCTGAAGAGATGTGGGGCATGCGAGAAAAGATCGCCCCGGGAGCATTCAAGGAAGCAATAGGCAAAAGCGACGTTCGAGCACTCTGGAATCACGACCCGAACTACGTACTGGGAAGAACGAAAAACGGCACCCTGCAGATCCGCGAGGACGAACAGGGTCTTTTTTATGAGGTCACGCCTCCGGATGCGCAGTGGGCGCGTGACCTGGTGGAGTCGATCAAGCGCGGGGATGTGGACCAGAGCTCCTTCGCCTTCACCGTGGACGTGGAGCAGTGGGACGAATCGGGAAGCCCAGTGGTCCGCACCATCGTCAAGGTCCGGGAGCTGTACGACGTTTCGCCGGTCACCTATCCGGCCTATCCCACGGCCACCAGCGGCGTGAGGTCTCTGGGCGACGTGGCGAAGGAGCACAAGGCGGCACCGGCACCAAAAGCCCCGGAATATCTCCGGGAAAAAATCCGACTGTTGGAGGTTTGAAATGAATATCAGGGAAATGATGGAAGCACGCGCAACGATGGTAGCAGAGGCCCGTAAGCTCCTGGACACGGCAGAGGCTGAAAAGAGGGAACTGAGCGCCGAGGAGAGGGCACAGTACGATAAGGCGTTTGACGAGGCCCGGAAGCTCGGAGACAAAATCCAGCGGGAGCAGGAACTCCGTGAAGAGGAAAGGCGGCTCGCAGAGGCCGGACGGCTGGAGCCTGAGAAGAAGGAAAATCCCGAAGAGCGCAAGCTCGTGGCCTTCAGGAACTTCCTGATCAACGGCAACGCGGCCGAGTACAGGGCGCTCGCCAACGATAGCGACGCGAGCGGCGGTTACCTGCACGCGGCCGAGCAGTTCGTGGCCCGGCTCATTAAGGGGCTGGACAATCAGGTGTTCGTGCGTAAGTATGCCACTATCCTGCCCGTGACCGGCTCCGATACTCTCGGTGTGCCCACCCTGACCGCCGACCCCGCCGATCCCACGTGGACAACGGAAATCGCGGGGCCGAGCGAGGATGCGACCATGGCGTTCGGGCGGCGCTCCCTGCAGCCTGAACAGCTCTCCAAGCTCATCAAAATCAGCATGAAGCTCCTTCGGACCTCCGCCCTGCCCGTGGAAAATCTCGTGGCTGACCGGCTGGCCTACAAATTCGCCATTGCGCAGGAAAACGCCTTCCTCAACGGCGACGGCGACGGGGAGCCCCTGGGCATTTTCACCGCCGACGCAAACGGCATCAACACCGACCGGGACGTGAGCACCGGCAACAGCGACACCGCGGTGACCGCCGACGGCCTCGCCGAGGCGAAATATGCCCTCAAGGCCCAGTATCGCGGAACCGCCCGGTGGATCTTCCACCGCGACGGCGTGAAAAAAATCGCCAAACTCAAAGACGGCGAGGGCCAGTACCTCTGGCGGCCCGGCATCACCGTGGGCGAGCCTGACATCCTCATGGGCCTGCCCGTGGATGAATCCGAGTACGTTCCCACCACCTGGACCACCGGCCTGTACGTCGGGGCGCTCTGCAACTGGGCAAACTACTGGATCGCCGAGCTCCAGGGCGTGGAACTGCAGCGGCTCGTCGAACTCTACGCGGGAACCTCCCAGATCGGCTTCATCGGCCGCATGTACGCCGACGGCGCGCCAGTCCTCGCCGAGTCGTTCGTCCGCGTCAAGCTCGGATAAGGGGGGTGATCCCGTGAACCTCAGCGAAAACTGCAAGGTGCTGATGGTCAAGGCGGCCCAGGCCGCAGGAACCGATGCCATCACAACCGACGTGGTGGACATGGCCGGATACCGGGAGGTCGTGTTTATCGGCTCCATCACCACGAAAAACGCGCTCAATTTTGTGAATCTCCAGGAGGACAGCGCCTCCAACGGCGCGACCCTCGCGGACCTCAAGGGTACGAAAGCCGCCAGCAACAAAACGTATTTCAAGCTCGGCCTCGTGCGCCCGCTCAAACGGTACGTGGCGGCAAAAATCACCAGAGGATCGAGCACCGCCACCGGCCCCGTGTGGGCGATCCTGTTCAAGGCCCGGCAGGGGCCGGTAACCTCCGCGGCCGCCGACCTCGACGAGGAAACGCACGTTTCGCCGGTCGCCGGCACGGCATGAGAAGAGGGGCTCTAAGCCCCTCTTTTTTTTACTTTCCAACAAGGAGATGAAGGCATGAGCGATTACAGCGCGAAAGTGTACATGGAGCAGGGCGGTGAAAAACTCGTCAACGGCGGGGAAATCAGCGTTGTCGGCGGAAAGATCACCAAGGAGGGCACGCAGGCTAACCACATCGCCGACGTGGCGGTCACCGCGACCCTCACCGGGGTGGACACCGGCACGGACATGACGGCGGCACAGGCCGCCACGATAGTGACCGACCTCAACGCGGCAAAGACCGCTATCAATGCCATCCTCAAGGCTCTGGAGGACGTGGGAATCCTCAAGAGCAGCTAGGAGGTGGCGGCATGAGACTGACACGGATATCCGTCGCCGTCGTGACGGACGAATCCGGAGATGCCGTTTTTTACACCCCGGCGCTGAACGGCGTGGTGCGCTCCGTGCGGTACATCAAGCCCACAAGCGGCGGACTGGACGGCGGGGCGGACATCGACATCGTGACGGACAAAGGCGCAGTGGTGGTCTGGGACAAAGACAATCTAGCCGCAAGCACCGTCATCTACCCCATGATCCAGGCGCAGAGCACCGCAGGGGTGGACATCTCCGGGTTCTATGCGCCTATTCCGGTCTGTGACGAACGTATCAAAATTACCGTCGCCAATGGTGGCGATACCGGGGCCGGAACCTTCGAATTTGTAATAGAGGGGGTGGCACTGTGAGAGTGAAAATGTTAAGCCGGGCCGCAGGGCCAGACTGGAGGGCGAACGTGGGTGATGAACTTGATCTTCCCCTTGAAATTGCCGCCGGGCTGGTCTCTGGTGGATATGCGGAGGCGTTGGAAAAAATCCGACCCGCTCCGGCTCCCCCGGCTGTCGAAACGACTGCCATGGAGCCCACGGAAGAGAAAGCGGTAAAGCCTAAGGCGCGGCCCAGGAGAAGGACGACGCCAAAGAAAAAAACTGGTTAGGAGGTGTGCCCGGTGGAGCTGAAAGTTGTAACTCCGCCCGTAGCGGAGCCCGTCACCCTGGCGGAAGCAAAGCTCCATCTGAGGGTGGATCACAGCGACGAAGACGCATACATCACCGCCCTTATCACCGCTTCCCGGGAGTGGTGCGAGTCCTACCTGAGCGGATCCATTTGCCAGCAAACCAAGGCTCTGATAATGAGCTACTTCCCGTATTACCATCGGCTTCCAGGGGGGCCTGTGCAAAGCGTATCTTCCGTGGTTTACATGGACGAAAACGGAGATGCCCAGATCGTGGACGCCGACACCTATCGGCTGACCGGAGACGGCTATCTCTCCCTGGAATGGGGGCAATCCTGGCCGACAGGCTACGCTTGCGACGTGACCATAACGTATGTTGCCGGGTATCCCCCGGAAGTAACAACGGAACTTGTGGAGGAAGAGGGAGAGGACCCGGTGGAAGTCGAGACAACAGACTACGCCGCGAATGTCCCCGCATCGATCAAACAGGCGATTCTCCTTTTGGCGGGGGCACTCTATGAAAACCGGGAGATGGAAGGGGCGTCTCCTCCAGGAGTGCGTGAGCTATTGCGCCCGTATCGTGAGATCTCGCTATGATCGGGGAACTCAGGGACAGGATAACCATCTCCCGGGAAACACGCACGTCCGATGGTATGGGGGGGTGGACTACGGAGACAACGACTCTTGCCACGGTCTGGGCGCACGTGAAGGCCCCCTCCTCGAAGGATGGACTCATCGCCGGGGCAGAGACGGAGATCCGTACTCACGTGGTGCGGGTACGGCAAACAACTACCACCCTGGGAGTGCAGATCAATGACACCATCATTTGGCGGGGCTACTCTCTCACCGTTCGGGCATGCAGGCCATTGGAGCGGGAGTGGCTCGATTTCGACTGCAAACTGGAGGTGCCGGGATGATTCCCGTTCGAGTAGAAGGCATGGAGGAAATACTTCGGGATCTCCGGAAAGCCCAGGCGGACGTACAGCAAGAAGCCCGGGAAGTGCTGAAGGAGCAGGCGAAAATTATTCGAGACGACGCCCGCAGCCGGTGCCCTGAGGATACGGGCACGCTGAAAAGATCGGTGCGGTCGTCAGTGTCCCGGAAAAGGCTTGATGCGTCGGTGTCAGCGGGCGGAAAGGTCCGAGGAAAAGACGCTTATTATGCGCAGTTCGTGGAGTTTGGGACAAAGCACGCCCCTGCAAAGCCCTTTCTGTATCCCGCAGGGCGGGCGCATGAGAAGGAGACGGAAGAAAAGCTCGTCAAGGTCTTGACTGACGCTGTGAGGAAGGGGGCGGGAGGATGAGTCACGTGTCAGTAACACAGTCCGTTTTCAACGCCCTCACCTCCTCGGCTCCCCTCATGGCAAAGGTGACCGGCGTGTATGACGTGGTGCCGGAGGGAACGGACGGGCCGTATGTCGCCCTGGGATATGAGCAGTCCCTGCGGGGACGATTGCTCAACGAAGGAGAGCGAGCCTGGTATTTCGACCTCGACATTTGGAGCGAGTACCAGGGCAGGAAAGAAGTTTTGGAGGTGGCCGACCTGATCAAGGGGGCGCTTCCTCCCGAGTGGTTCTGTGAGGAGCTGACGGTGCTGAAAGATCCCTCGGGCTGGTATCACGGCGTACTCACAATCAAGGGATACGATAGATAGGAGATGATTACATGAGCGCAACTGCTTCGAAAGTAAGCGTTCTGAAATTGACGGTGGGGGCGACGCCTACCGCTCTCGGGGAGGTCCGAAGTTTCAGCATTGAGACCGCCCTCGGGACGATTGATGTTTCCACGCTCTCGACGAACTGGAAGAGCTATCTTGTAGGGCAGGCTGGGTGGAGTGGGAGCCTTGAATGCTTCTATGACCCGACAGATTCAGCCCAGGCCGACCTCGTATCGAAGGCTCGAGCCGGCACTCTCTGCACCATCACCGTGCAACCCCTCGGGGCCGGGAGCGGCAAAACCCAGCTATCCGGCACCTGCTACGTCACGAGCATGGGAATCACCGGCGCCACGGAAGATGCGGTGGGCGTATCCTTCAGCTTCCAGGGAACCGGAGAGCTTGCTCTTGCCTCCGATGCTTCGTAGGGGGTGAGGTAGATGGGAGCATTGGCGGCAAAGAAAGCTATCATCAAGTTCGACATCCTCGGCACGAAAACACCCATAGGGGAGGTGCGCTCCTTCTCTTTGGAAACCTCTCTCGGAACCATCGACGTGTCCACCCTTTCCACCGACTGGAAATCGTACCTCGTCGGGCAGGCTGGGTGGTCCGCTTCGATGGATCTCTTTTACGACCCCACCGACTCGGGGCAAGACGAGCTTGTTACCCGGGCTCTTGAGGGTACGCCGTGCGAGTTTACGCTCCTTCCCTTTGGGGAGGACGAAGTGTATGTCCTTGATCTGGGGAGCCCCACGGGTGGA